TTGACCTTCGCACACACGAAGGCGCACAATGGGAAATCCAAAAGGTTGCCGAGGCTTGTTTGGAGATCGCTACGGACCTATACCCCGAAACAGTCGGAGCTTACAGAAGGATTAGGAGCGAAAATGAGTGAGCAATGCCCTTATTGTGAATGCGATCCCTGTGATTGTGATTGGGGAGAAGAATGAGTGAAAAAGTAAACCACCCAGACCGTTATGGTGGCGAAAGCAATCCATACGAAGCAATCAAAGTTATTGAGGCTTGGGATCTTAATTTTCATCTTGGTAATGTTGTCAAATACATTTCAAGAGCAGGTAAGAAATCAAAGAATAGTATTGAAGATCTAAAGAAAGCAGAATGGTATTTAAATCGATATGTCCAGTTCATACAAAAAAGAAATAATTGATTACATCAACAATGTTCTGAATGAAAAGAGAACAGAGTTCAGCGGTATGGCTGTGTGTCCTTTTGCTGCGCCTGAGTTGGCGAACAATAAGTTGATGATTGCTATGCTTGGGGAAGACGACAAAGGCATAAGAGATCTGTTGGAAGAGTTCGCTCAATCTGATTATGATAGTGCGATCATCGCTTTGCCGCATCAGTTAGGTCCCGAGGACACAAAACCTTTTCAGATCTTTATCAACAAGATCTTGAAGAGACTTGGTCTTGAAGATTACAAGAATATCTGTTTCAATCCCAATGATGAGGTGGGCATAGATGACTTCAATCCGAGAGCAAAAGCGCCTTACTTTTTGATAAATATTGCGCACAGAAAAGTTCTAAATGATGCGCACAAGTCCTTGCGTAAAACAAAATATTATGATAATCTAAATGAACAATACAGAGAGTTTTTGAAGATCAATGAAAAAGATAAGAAAACACGTTCCGGGTAAAAGAAAGCAAGAACGGAAGGAAGCAAAGGAAAGATTAGAAAAGCAAACTGCTGCTTTCCTTGATCATCCCAAAGAATGCTGCGTTTGTAAAACTGAGTTTGAAAGAACGCACGAGACAGTCAAAACTTGGCAAGTATCCGTAGTAGAAGATAGGGTGCGCTTGACTTGTCCCGATTGTTGGGGTAAAATAAACGAAGTATTGGAGAACATAGAATGAGAGAAGGTTTAGCTTATAACGATGTATTGCTTGTCCCGCAGTATTCGGATATTGAGTCAAGAAAAGAAGTTAGTCTAAACTCTAAACTTGGGTTTATTGATTGTGATCTGCCCATCATAGCGTCTCCAATGGACACTGTCTCAGAGGTGGCTATGGCGAAAGCATTGGACGCAAAGGGAGCCATCGCGATTATTCACAGATACAATGATGTTGAAGATCAAGCAAGAATGGTTGCGGAGGCTAGTGAAGGAAACTCATTGGTTGGCGCAGCAGTCGGAACATCTGGCGACTTTCTTGAAAGAGCATATGCTTGTTACGAAGCCGGCGCAGATGTGATCTGTGTTGATGTAGCACACGGTCATCATTCTCTAATGAAGCAGGCTCTAAAACTGCTAAGGCAGATGGTTAGCGACGATGTTCATATAATGGCTGGAAATGTTGCGACCTTTGAGGGCTATGAGGATTTGGCTTCTTGGGGTGCGGATAGTGTCCGCTGTAACATTGGTGGTGGCTCAATCTGCTCTACACGCATCCAAACAGGACACGGTGTCCCCGGACTACAAACAATATTCGATTGTAGTAGATCTCATTTCGCTGGAACTGTTCCAATCATCGCTGACGGAGGCATTCGCAACTCCGGTGATATTGTAAAGGCTCTTGCTGCCGGCGCTGACTTTGTAATGTTAGGTTCTTTGCTCGCGGGAACAACAGAAGCCCCAGGCGATATTATGGTTGGCCGCGACGGAAGCAAGCAAAAAGCTTACAGAGGAATGGCTTCAAAGGACGCTCAAATGTCTTGGAGAGGCAAGACCGCATCTTTGGAAGGTATCGCTACAACCATCCCATACAAGGGAACAGTAGTGGATATTCTAGATGATCTAGAAAGAGGTATTCGTTCTGGACTGTCCTATTCAGGAGCACGAACCATTACAGAACTACAATCAAAGGCTAGATTTATTCGCCAGACTTCTAGCGGACAAACCGAAAGTGGAACACACATCCTAAGATGAAAAGATCATACCCAAAGGGACACTCTATTCTATCGTTCTCGCTGGACTCAAAACTTCACGAGAACCTAAAGATTAGATTGTTCTACGATGAGATCAAAACACAAAGCGAGTTCTTCCGATACTGTGTTGAATCTTATCTGTCACAAGACAAGCTTTTTATGGAGTTTCTTGACGATTACAAGATAAACAAGAAGGTTCAGTCCAAGAAGCGTGTTACGAAATCTCGCAAACTGCGTGAGGATGGCGAGAAAATGTTACAAGAACTTGCGCTAACAGAAGAAGATATTGAGAACATATTTGATATTTTAGAAGAGGATTTACCAGAGTTATGAGAGAATGTTCTAAAAGATGTTACATACATCAAATGCCTTGCACTGAAAGTGAGTGTAGACTTCATTTAGATTATGAAGATGATTTGAATTGTACCGACATAGCAGTTTATAAGCACGGTGAAATGACCCTTCAACAGATCGGAGAACGCCACGGTATAAGTGTTGTGAGAGCAAAGCAGATAGTTGACGAGGCGCTGCTTAAATTAAAAAAGACATTATCAGAAGAAAATACTATTTAAAACAGCATATTCGCGAATAATTGTTAGGAGTTTTGCAGAATGTCCAAGAAAACACTTTTAAACGAGTCACAGATTCGTTCTTTCATGAAGCTAGCTAAGCTAGAGCCTTTGACCCCAGGCTTTGTTCGGGGTCTCACAGAGAGTACCAAAGAGCTTGAAGAGCGTGGTATGATGAGAATGAGAGATGAAGACGACGACCTTGATGAGGGTCGTGGAATGCGCCGCGACGAGGATGAAATGGATGAGATGCGCATGCGCGGCGATGCTATGATGCGCGATGAAGATGAAATGGATGAGGTTAGAACAGGGTTGGGTCCAGACTACGATCTTACGAGACGAAAGAGAGGTCACGGTCGTGGAACAGGCGCCGCAGACGGCCTAGAGGAACAGGAAGAGATGGAAGTAGATGCAGCTGAAATGGAAGATGCTGCCGGTGATGAGATGGATGCCGAGCTAGAGGCACCAGCAGAAGCCCCAGCCGCAGACGCAGGCAAGATGGTTTCTGTTGATGATTTCCTTTCTGCTCTTGAGCGTGCCCTTGAGGACGCAATGGGTGAGGAAGTCGAGATTGATTCCGATGAGGTTGCTGACGAAGAGCCAGCAGCTGACGAGCCAGAGGATGCTGATAAGATGGGTGATGACGACGCTCTAATGGAGTCCATTACAAAGCGAGTCGCAAAGAGAATTCTTATGGAGGCTCTTAGCGCAAAGAAGTAGTTGACAAACTCTAACTCCTAACGTATATTAAAGACTGTGAGCAACCCTCACAGTCTTTTTTATTTGGATAAACAATGCTAGAATTAACAACAAATGATTTAACTGCCATCTGTGTGATGGCTTTTTTTGCCGGGGCTTTTGCGAGTATGTTTTTGTCTCGGTTCTTTGAGATTGTTCATACTTGGAGAATAGTCCAAGGTTCAGTTATTTCAATCATTTGGATGCTAACAAAGATGGTGGAAGATATTTCTTTTCTTCAAGAACTAAAACTAAAGCAGATGCGCGAGTCTGGCTTTACACCAGAGCAAATTCGTCAGTTTCAGAAAGTTGACGACCAGTTCTTGACAAACTGGAAGGACAATGCTATCATCTCCATAGTGAACAGATCCCCACGACACTTCAAGTCGATGCTACCGTTCCACGATTGGAACAGTGCTACACGGTTCTTAAACAATACCCTAAAGGGAGAATAGGAAAAACAATGGTTATTTTCAACAACGACACTCAGACCGATGAGGAAGAGGAGATCAGCGAGCATCAGGCTGCTATGGTTATGGCGGCAATGGCTGGCGGTCCAGAAGGACCAGAACCCAACACTATTGGATTGGTTGGAGACATAAACGAGGAAGCAGCCCAAGAGATTTACCACGGTCTTCTTCAGTTAAATGGAGGTTCCATTTTCCCTAACCCAGTTGAGGAAGGCGAAGAAAAGCCACAGGACGTTCATCTTCTTATCTCAACCGGTGGTGGAGCTGTTTATGAAATGTTTGGTATTGTTGATATGATGAACATCGTAAAGAGACGTCGAGACATTTCAACATTGGGAACAGGCAAGATCTTTTCAGCCGGTGTTCCAATGTTGGCTTCCGGCACAAAAGGTAAGCGCTTTGTTACTCGCAATGCTCGCATTATGATGCATCGTTGCTCCGCAGGCAATATGGGCACCACTGCTGATATGAAGGCAAGCCACGATGAGATGCGTTTAATGGAGGATCAAATGGTTCAATTAATCGCTGAGAACTCAAAGTTATCTGTGGGTGAGATCCACAACATGTTCTCAAAGAACACAGATGAATATTTCTCTGCGCAGGAAGCAATTGAAATGGGTCTTGCCGACGAAATCATCTAATTAGTATTAGTTCCCGAGGATTTACAATGAATATTGATACACTGGTGGAGAGTTTCTACTCCAAAAAAGACGAGACTGAAAGCCTTATTAATGAGGTTTTGAGTTTATTTCTTACTGAAAGAGAGGTAGGGAATGTTCCTACTAGTGAATCGTTTGATTGGAATGCTATTCCCGAGATTCCAATCTCCGAGATTGGCTGGTCAGATACACGGACGGCAGAAGTTGGTGGTCCACAAGGCGGGCAGCGCAAGCTTCTTAAAGATTACCTCGATAAGATCCAGGGAGCTAACCTCAAGGACAAGATAAAAAATCTTAACCAATTTATGGCCAATCCTGATCTTGCCGCCGACTCCCCTGGAGACAAGATCGCCAAGATTCTGGGCTATTTGGTGTTCTACAAAACCCTCACACGCGTGATCACAAACTTTAACGCATCTTCGGCAGGCTTTAGTTTTGAATCCTTCTTGGCTGCGTTGACCGGCGGCGAGCAGATCCCCACGGGTCAGGAAACTATTGCCGACTACAAGTCGGGGGACGAGTTTGTGAGTCTAAAGCTTTATGCGGAAGGCAGCGTCGAAGTCGGCGGGTCGTTTCAGGATCTAGTTGACGATTTAACAGATGACACCAAGAATAATAGCATGATTTATCTTGTTGTTCTTAAGGGCCTCGAAGGCGACGGCCTCGATCAGGAAGGAACTCTCAGTTTTTATCAGTTTAAGTTAACCCTAGATAATGTAGGCAACTTTATTGACAAGTCCGCTAGGGAGTCCAGATTAATGATGGCACTTCCTCTTGATAAGAATGGGCAGCTCATAGATTTAGATGCTACGAAGCCAGAGGAGCCCGAAGAGATCGAAGAGGCAACCCAGCGTGTACGCCCAACTAGTAAGAAATTTGTAGAAGACTTTAACAAAACTCTGGCCGCACAAGTTAAAGCACAGCTGGAGAAAAGAATCGAACAGATTCCGGAACTTGCGGAGGTCGATGGTCTGGGGGAACTTGTAAATCTTATTCAGCTTGGGGGAGAGAACTTTCCGAAATTAACCGACAAAGCCATAACGCAAGCATATAAGGCAATTCAGGCTGCCGTAAGAGAGATCAAGGCCAAAACACCTGAAAATAAAAAACTTCTTAGTCAAATGATCGAGATCCCGGGCAAGACCAGAAAAAAGAACTTAGCCGCTGTTATTGAAACAGATTTCCAAACCATTCTTAGAGGCTTGATGCAGTCACTTAAGAAAGGACCCGAAGCCGCTCGCAAAACTGGATCACAACAGTTACTCGCCCAGATCAAGCCCGACACGAAGAGTATTGATAGATCTATTGCGTATTATAATACCCTTAAGGGAAACCCGGAGATGCAGAAAAAAGCTCTTTTTTCATCTTTTGGTTACTTGGGGGCCAAGAAATTTGCTACTGGCAAAAACGTTGCTACTGGCAAGACTGTAGTTGATCAAATGCCAGTAGAAGAACTGGGCGTTCTAGAAATTGGAGCGTCTCGTATCGTCCCAATTCTAAATCAAGCGCGCGGAGAACTTAATGACCAAGTGTTTGGAATCTTTAAGAACTTGAAGACTCTATCTACCCAGATTAATGCTTATTTCGCCAGCGGACTTAAGGATGCGAAAGCCGGCGCAGAAGCTTCCCGAGCGTCTAAGGACATCGCCACAAGCACAGAAGAAGTTGTAGATCAAAAGAAATAATACTTGACATACACAATTGGTATGCTATAATACCAAAGTAAGAAAGCGAGGTTTCAATGCCCAAATGTGTATTTGAAGACCGACAGGGCCTGAGTCAAAAGGTTCTGGACGGAGTTAATAAGCTTGCCGATAATGTTGCGGCAACTTTAGGACCGAAGGGTCGCAATGTTATCCTACATCAAAAAGGAAAAGATCCCATTATTACAAAGGAAGGTGTAACTGTCTCTGCGTTTGTTCATCTGGACGATGAGTTTGAAAACGCTGCTGCACAGATTCTAAAGCAGGCAACCTCCCAGACCAACACCATGGCTGGTGACGGAACCACAACGGCAACCGTCCTTTCTCGTGCTATTCTGAACAAGGCACAGCGATACATTACTGCCGGCGCTTCTCCTGTTGAGTTGAAGCGAGGCATTGACTTGGCTGTGGATGCTCTAGTCCGAGAGTTACAAAAGAACGCACAACATATTGAAACTCTTGATGATGTAGAGAATATCGCAACCATTTCAGCCAACAACGATAGAACTATTGGCAAGCTAATCGCGACGGCTGTGGACAAGGCAGGCAAGGATGGATCTATTACAATCGAGGATGCTAAGTCTGTTGAGACTTCCTTGGATGTTATTGAAGGTTTCCGAGTAGAAGCTGGATATGCTGCGTCTGCTTTTGTGACCGATGAGCGTCGTGGTGCCGTTCATTATGATTCCCCGCTTCTTCTTGTTACAGACAATCGGATTGATTCAGTAGATCAGATCCTTCCAGCGTTGGAGATTATATCTCGCGATGGTCGTCCGCTTGTTATTGTTGCCGAAGAGATTGAAGGTCAGGCTCTCGCAGCTTTGATTATGAATACAGTTCGCGGTTCAATGAAGATTGCTGCTGTAAAGGCTCCCTTCTACGGTGAGAGGCGTCGTAACATTCTATCCGACCTAGCACTCTCAACAGGTGCCGAGTTCATCTCTACGGACGGCACAGTGCGTCTAAAAGATATCAAGCTTCAGCACTTTGGTCAGTGTCGTTCGATTGATATTACAAAGATTGGAACAACTGTTATTGGTGGCAAGGGAAACTTTGAAGAGATTGATCGTCGCATTGAACTTCTTAAGACTGAACTGACACAGACCGATGATTTGCGTGAGTGCGATAAGATCCAAGAGCGCATTACAAAGTTGGCTTCTGGTGTTGCTGTTATCAAGGTTGGTGCGGCAACAGAAGTA